CCAGCCAGATCGCGCGCAACATGCATACCAGTCAGACCGACGTCATGGCCATGATCCGGCTGGTCGACTATCTGGAGGCCCACCATGTACTTACGCTCGATTATTGAGGAGCTGGTGATGGAGCAGGAATCTCACAATGCGGCCCGCAGGGTCATCGCCGATATGTACAGCCGCGCGGAGGAATACTACAATGCTTGAGGACGCCATTTCGCTCCTGATCTTCGCCGGGCTGGCGCTGGTTCTTTTCTACTGCGCTGCGGCGCCGTTCGTTCTCGCATTTCTACTGATCACTGGGAGGATTTTATGAAACCACACATCCGCATGTCACTGAAAACCAAGTTCCGCATCTGCTGGATCACCGGCAACATGAGCCGGCGCAGGGCGTGGTTCCACGCCCTCTTCCGCCGCATGCTCCTGTTAGGCTACCCGGTCAAGGTCCGTCGTGGCGTGGACGGCATTGAGACCATCGACGTCGATGAACGAGCAATCGAGATCCTAGAGTACTGGGTGGCCCCCATCGACATTCTGATCACCCGGAGGTGCGTATGAAAGAATACAAACAGGTCCTTGTGGTCACGGACGTCCGAGGGGCCGCAAACGACCCTCTGATGGCCCACGCCGCGTGGCAGTGCCGGCAGGCGCTGGCAGAAGAGCTGGCGGGGCGGCTGGAGGTCAGGGAAGAACCGGCTATGGTCCTGCCGGAGCACCTTGCCCCCGACGCCACCGTGCTCACGGCTGAGATCTTTGTGGCCACCCGGGTCGAGTACGAGGCTCTGCAGACCCTGATGGGCTTTTGCCGGCAGAACGCCGGCGCCCTGTCGCATGAAGAACTGCTTGCACTGGAGAGGTTAACACCATGCTCAAGCTCACAATAGCCACCGGCAAGAGCCGGACTGATGTCAAGTGGAAGAATCAGGAAGTCACGTGGGAGAAGCTCAAAGACCGTCTCAAGGAGACCAAGCGCACCCCTGAGACCGTCGCCCAGTATAAGGAGATGACCAAGACCCAGCAGGGCGAGGTCAAGGACGTGGGCGGGTTTGTCGGCGGCAGGCTGAACGGCGACCGGAGGACGTCGCGCAATATCGACAAGCGGTCCCTTATCGTTCTGGACCTCGACTACGCCACCGCCGACGCCCTTGGCGACATCGACCTGCTCTGCGACTTCTACTGGGCCGCCTACTCGACCCACACCCACACCCCGGACAAGCCAAGGTATCGCCTGCTGGTCCCGACCGACCGGCCGGTGGCGGCAGACGAGTATGAACCCGTGGCGCGCTGGCTGGCCGAGCTCGTCGGCATCGAGCAGTGCGACGCCTCGACCTATGATCCCGCCCGCCTGATGTACTGGCCGTCGACCTCGGCGGACGGTGAGTTCGTCTACAGCGAGGGCGGCTTCGGGCCGTTGGGCGTGGACCGGGTGCTGGCCAGCTATCCGGACTGGCGGAATCCGATCTACTGGCCGACGGCGGAGCGCGAGGCCCGGGCCGAGGTCAAGCGGTTGGAGAAAGCCGAGGACCCAAGGGGCAAGACCGGGACCATCGGCGCCTTCTGCCGGTGCTACGGGGTGGCAGCCGCCATGGCCGAGTTCTTGGCGGACGAGTACGAGATGGTGGCTGAGGGCCGATACACATACAAGGCCGGGTCGACGGCCGGCGGCGCCAAGGTTTACTCTGACCTGTGGGTCTACTCCCACCACGGCACCGACCCTTGCGGCGGCCAGCTGGTCAACGCCTTTGATTTGGTCAGGATCCACAAATTCGGCGTACTGGACAAGGACGTGGCCTCGGACACCAAAGTGAACCGGCTGCCGTCCTATGACGCCATGCTGGCGTGGGCCGTCGAGCTGGAGCCCGTGGCCCGGGAACTGACCTCCGAAAAAGCCGCCGAGATCGAGCTGGACTTCGGCGGGGTCGACTGGGCATCTAAACTGGAACGCACCAAGCACGGCGACGTCAAACCCACCATCGAGAACGTGGCCGTGATCCTGCTGAACTCCCCGGACTTCAAGGGCAAGATGGGGCTGAACCTCCTGACCGGGCAGGTCGAAGTTCGGGCGGCGCTGCCGTGGTCCTCCCGGCTGGAGCACCTGCCGAGGGACTGGGCGGATCTGGATGACGCCAACCTTCGGCTGTACATGCAGTCGACCCACGGGATCTCCGGCAAGGAGCTGGTCTACGACGGCTTTGCCGTGGCCACCGGCCGGTGCCAGTTCCACCCCGTGCGCGAGTTTCTGGACAACCTGCCGGCATGGGACGGCGTGCCACGCGTGGAGCGGTTGCTGGTCGATTACTTCGGGGCTGAGGACTGTGAACTGACGCGGGCGATGACCCGCAAGACCTTGGTCGCAGCCATCGAACGGATCATGAACCCCGGCTGCAAGTTTGACCAGATGCTGATCCTGCAGGGGCCGCAAGGCATCGGCAAAAGCACCCTGTGGAAGAAGCTGGCTGACCCGTGGTTCTCAGATTCCATCCGTACCATGGAAGGCAAGGAGGCCTACGAACAGCTCAAGGGCATCTGGATCGGTGAGATGGGTGAGCTCACCGCCACCAAGCGGTCAGAGGTCGAGGCCCAGAAGGCCTTCCTGTCGTCGCAGGAAGACCACTACCGCCCCGCGTACGGCAGAAGGATCGAGAAGCACAAGCGCCAGTGCATCCTAGTCGGGACGACCAACGAGCATGAGTTCCTGAAGGACCGCACCGGGAACCGGCGCTTTTGGACGGTGAAGCTGGACACCCGCGGATCCAAGTCCGTCTGGGCACTGGACAAGGAGACTGTAGAGCAGATCTGGGCCGAGGCCAAGCGCCTGCGGGACCGGGGCGAAACCCTCTACCTGCCAAGCGAGCTGGACGCCCTGATCGCCCAGAACCAAGAGGATTTCACCGAGGACTCCGGGCTGGACGGGATCGTCGCCGAGTACCTTATAGGACAATATTCATCTCGGTGGCACGACATGACCTTGGTCGAGAAGCGCGATTTCCTGCGTGGATTCCGGTCAGAGGACGAAGAACTGGTCCCGTTGAAGCAGGTTTGCGCCTTGGAAATTGCCGTGCTGGCCATGAATGAAGAGCGCCCAAAGGTCGGCTTATTAAGAGAAATTCGCGATTCGATCCGAAAACAGCCCGGTTGGGTCGATGTTGGGCGCCAATCGACAGGCAAGCCTTTTGGCCAGCAACGATGCTTTCAGAGACGTCTGTCTAGATGACGAAAATTTTGTTGGCTGTAAGTTGATGCCATGAATTCAAGTCTGTCTAGATTGTCTAAGGGCCTCTGTCTACTACTCTCCCAGCCCTTTTACTATAATATAGACAATTAGACAATCATTTTATATAAAGTATATTAGGGTATGGTAAAGGGAGCCTGTAGGGAGAGTATACTATCGCTGGGACATCTATATAGAAATCATCGACTGTCTGGCTATTTTGTCTAGGAGGAAACGACGTGCGGGAAAAGACCGTCGAGACCGCCCTCGTGCGGCAGTGCAAGAGAATTGGGGCGCTGTGCATCAAGCTGGTGCCCGACTACATGGCCGGTCTGCCGGACCGGATGATTTTATTCAATGGCAAGTGCGTGTTTGTGGAACTTAAGGCGCCGGGCAAAACGTCCCGGCCGATCCAGAGGCACGTCCAGCACCAGATCCAGATGCAGGGCTTCGAGTGCTTTGAGCTGGACTCGGTGGAACGGGTCGGGGAGTTCGTGAGGAGCCTATGAAATTTGAGCCTTGGCCCTATCAGACCCGCGCAATCAACTGGATACACGAACACCCGTCCTGTGGGCTACTTCTCGATATGGGACTTGGGAAAACAGTTATCACCCTGACAGCCCTGAACGACCTGATCATGCTGGGCGAAGCGGAGCGGATACTGGTGATCGCGCCCCTGCGGGTGGCTGAAGATACGTGGGGTCGGGAGTGCGCCAAGTGGGACCACCTGAAGCACCTGCGCATCGCTAAGGTGCTGGGCCCCGCAGAGGACCGGCTGCGGGCCCTGAACAGCCCTGCAGACATCTGGGTGATCAACCGGGAGAACGTGCCTTGGCTGGTGAATCAGATCGGCAAGGGCCACTGGCCCTTCGGCACGGTCGTGATCGATGAGCTGTCGAGCTTCAAGTCACCGTCCAGCCAGCGCTTCAAGAGTCTGAAGAAGATCCTGCACCAGACCCGGAGGGTGATCGGGCTGACCGGCACGCCGGCCCCGAACGGCCTTCTGGACCTGTGGAGCCAGATCTATCTGCTGGACAAAGGCGAGAGGTTTGGCAAGACCATCACCGGCTATCGGCAGGCGCACTTTGACGCCGGGCTGAAGGTGCATAACGTGGTGGTCAAGTGGCGGCTCAAGAAGGGCCATGACCGGATCATCTACGGGCTGATCAAGGACCTGTGCCTGTCGATGAGCGCTGCGGACTATCTGGAGCTGCCGCCCCGGCTGGACGAGGAATGTATCATCAACTTACCTGTACAATCACGGCAGGTGTATGATAGGCTGGAAAACGAGCTGTACGCGGAGCTTGGCGGCACCGAGATCACGGCTGGCAATGCGGCTGTCCTGACGGGCAAGCTGCTGCAGGCCGGCAACGGGGCCATCTATGACTGCATGGGCCGTGTGACCCCTCTGCACGATGCCAAGCTGGACGCGCTGGACGATCTGGTCGAAGCGGCCAACGGCAATCCCCTGCTGGTCTACTACAGCTACCAGCATGACCTCGAGCGTATCCTGTCTCGCCATCCCGGGGCGAGGGTCCTGAAGACCACGCAGGATATCACCGACTGGAACAGCGGCAAAGTCGAGGTCATGCTGGCCCACCCAGCCAGCGCCGGCCATGGGCTGAACCTGCAGGACGGCGGGCACAACATCGTTTGGTTTGGCTTACCTTGGAGTTTGGAGCTTTACCAACAGGCCAATGGACGACTGCACCGTCAGGGACAGACACGGCCAGTCGTCGTCACCCATATCATTGCGGAGGACACCATGGATGAGGCTGTTCTGAAGGCGCTGAAGCGCAAGGGGGATGGCCAGAGCGCACTGCTGGAGGCCGTGAGTTGGAGAAAGCGATCTGTCACCTGCTAGAAGTCCTTGATGAGTTTCTCGACGAGTTCGACGACATCTTGGACGACAGCCCCGAAGACCCGAAGATCATCACCATCGGCTGTCACACCCGCCGGATCGATCGGGCCATGAACAACATCAACTGCCTCGAGTCCGGCATCCCCCTGCCGCCAAAACTCGGGCGAAAACGGAAACTTGAGTAAACGCAAAAAGGCCCCCTGCCAGCGTTGGCAGGGGGCCTTTTGTGATTTCAGCACAGCAGTTCGTTGGGCGTGACCCCGAGGACGAGGCACAGCAGGATGATGTCGTTGAGGTCCGGGACTCGGGCGCCGGTTTCCCAGCGGCTGATCTGGTTGCGGGTGGTTCCCATCTTTTCGGCCAGATCGTATTGGGTCATGCCGCGGCGGCGGCGCAGGTACATCAGGTTTTTTTGAAAGTTCATAGAAACCTCCTGAGCATGTTGTATTCCTGCAGGGCCACTTCGGCCAAGCAGGCGGGGATCAGTGTGTGGCTGGCGTTGAAGCGGGAGAGCTTTTCGACTCGGACCGGCAGGCCGAGGATCCGGCAGGCGCCGGTGACGTACTTGTTCGGGCTGGGGGCCCAGCGGTCTTCGGTTTTGATCCGGTGGATCATCTCTTCGGTCAGGTGCCTTTTCAGGCACCCAGTGAGTACAGCGTACATATGGCCTTGCCGTAGACGCAGGTCTCAAGGCCGAGCGCCCACTCTCCTTCCGTGTAGTGGTAGACCCGGTAGAGGGTCCGGTTCAAAAGGGTGACGCGGGTCAGGCGTCGCGGGCGGCCCTTGAACAGGCCGAGCTTGAGCGTGGTTTCAATCATCGGCGTAAACCTCCGCCGTCCATTTGTCACGTAACCAGTCTAACAGGTCCGGCAGGGCCATTGTAGAGGCGGGGCCGACCGAGGAGAAGATGCAGGGGGCGACGCGGAATTCTCCACCGTGGAGCCAGATGACCTCGCCGTTTCCGAGGTCCGTGTCGTAGATGAGGTGAATGCGGTTGATCATCCCGGAGCGGAGCTGGGCCAACTGAGGGAGAATGTACTCGAGGTCGGTGGCCAGATCGGTCAGATAGTCTTGGGCCTCCCACGTGGGGACGCGGTCGGTGCCGAACTGGTCCCCGACGAGGTCGTAGATCTCGTCGGAGGTCAGGACATCGCGCAGAAGTTTCTTGGCTTGTGAGTAATTCATGGGGTGTTCTCCTTTCGTTTCGGCCGTCTGGGCCTCATCAGCACGGGGCTGACCCGTGGACGAATGGAGTGTGCCTCTGCGGCTCCTGCCTGTCCGACCTTTACGTTTGACGGTCAGCACCAGCGATCATTGCGGCGGGGGACTTTATGAGGTACCTGCGGCGGACTTGAGCGTTTTCCCGGTTGCCTGTTTGTAGTTTCAATGTACACCCGTTTGGTAGCACTGTCAACCACGTGGTAGCATGAATTTTACTGATTGTAGCCAGAGCAACGAAAATAATGCAGTCCGAGGCTCCCGTATAATTGAAAGCATGAGAGACAAAGCCCGACAAATGTTCATTGACCGCAATATGACGCCGCTTGAAATCGCCACCGAGCTGGGCCTGCCGCCGTCGACCGTGAGGTCATGGAAGGCTCGCGACAAGTGGGACGACGTTGCGGCGCGTTGCGACGCGGAAGCCGGTCGCGCGACCCGCGCGAAAAAGGAGTACCCCGCCGGCTGTGCCCCTTTCCAGCCCCGTAACAAGCAGTCCACCGTCCACGGCCTCTTTTCCAAGTATCTCCCCGAAGAGACGCTGGACATCGTCAGACAGGTGGAACAGGCCGACCCGCTGGATCTGCTTTGGGACCAGATCCTCTTGGCCTACGCCTCGGTGATCCGGGCCCAGCACCTGATGCACGTCCGGGACCAGCAGGACATGACCGACATCATCACCACCGCCGGGGACCATTCGATCACCCACACCGTGCAGTTCGCGTGGGACAAGCATGCTGGTTTCCTGCAGGCACAGGCCAAAGCGCAGGCCAGCCTGACCAAGATGCTGGAGCGCTATGAGACGGCCTGCCGCAACGGCATGGCCAACGAGGAGCAACAGGCGCGCATCGACAAGCTCCGGCAGAGCATCGACATCGACAAGCGCCGCCTCGAGATCGACGAGCGCAAGGCCAACATGGACCCGGAGTCAGAGGACGAGACCGGCATCGCCTACTACCCGATGACCGACGAGAGCCTGCTGGACGGCGCCCTGCCGGACCCGGAGGGCTTCTGACATGGGGCCGAATGTCATTTGGACGCCACAGCCCCGGCAGGCCAAGTTCCTCGCGCGCCCGGAATATGAGGCGCTATACGGCGGGGCGGCAGGCGGGGGCAAAAGCTGGGCGCTCCTGATGTGGATCCTCGAGCCCTACCAGATCAAGAGCTATCAGGGCCTGATCCTCAGAAAGACCATCCCCGAGCTCGAGGAGCTGATCACCGTCAGCCATGAGCTGTACCCGCGCATTGTCCCCGGCTGTCGCTGGAACGAGAACAAGAAGGTCTGGATTTTCCCCTCTGGCGCCCGCGTCTACTTCGGCTCCATGCACCACGCCAAGGACCGCATCAAGTGGCAGGGCCGATCCTTCAGCCGCATCGGCTTCGATGAGGGTACGCACTTCCTGTTCGATGACTACATGTTCCTGATGTCCCGTAACCGACCAAAGGGCGCGCCGATCCCCTCCCGTATCCGCATTGCCACCAACCCCGGCGGCATCGGCCACGGCTGGGTGCTGGGCCGCTTCATCCTTAACCGCATCCCGGAGCAGTCCTACGTCAGCCGCATCGAGGTCAATGGCGAGGTCTTCCACCGGCACAAGGTCTTCATCCCGGCCACGGTCTACGACAACCCGGCCCTGCTGGCCAATGACCCCAACTACATTGCCAACCTCGGCATGCTCCCGGAGGCCATGCGCCGCGCCCTGCTGATGGGCGACTGGGACACGTTCAGCGGGCAGGCCTTTGTCGAGTGGGCCAACCGCCCGGACGGCTACGACACCCGGCAGTGGACCCACGTGATCAACCCGTTCAGTGTCGACAAGGGCTGGCGCCGTTTCCGTTCGTTCGACTTCGGCTACTCTCGCCCGTTCAGCGTCCACTGGTGGGCCATGGACTACGATGGCCGGCTGTACTGCATCAAGGAGCTCTACGGCTGCACAGGCACCCCCAACGAGGGCGTCAAGTGGCATCCCCGCCAGATC